CGTTGGCCGCTACTCCCTTATGCGGGCTATCTCCCTGGCAGCCGCTGGCAAACAGCTTGACGGTATCGAGGCCGAAATGAGCCAGGAAGCAGAACGCGAGTTCCGGGCGTCCGGTATCACCCCAACGGGTAACCTCTTCATTCCTTCGATGCTGACGCGCAAAGGCATGGAGCGCCGGGATATGACCGCTGGCACAACCACGGCGGGCGGGTTCACCATCCCCACAGAGTTGGGCGACCTTATCCCCTTCCTGGACCCGCGTCTTGCAGTCTTGCAGGCAGGCGCTACCCTGCTGACTGGCCTGACGGGTAACATCGACTTTCCGCGCAACGACGCAGCCGCCACGGCAGTATGGGAAGGCGAAAACGACCCGAACGCGGAGACGTCGCCGACCTTCGACCGCATTCAGATGAGTCCCAACCGCCTGGGAGCGTTCACGGACATCTCGAAGCAGCTCATGGTGCAAAGCTCCATTGACGTGGAAAACTTTGTACGGGGCAGGCTCAACGAGGCAATCAACCGAGCACTGGACTACGCCCTCATCAATGGCGATGGTTCTACGCAGCTCATCACGGGTATCCTCAACACCGTGGGCATTGGCTCTGTGGCCTGTGGTACCGACGGTGGCCCGCTGACGTGGGGTAAAATCGTTGACTTGGAGACGGAGGTCGCCGTGTATAACGCCGACTTTGGCAGCCTGGCATACCTGACTACCCCCGGCGTTCGCGGCTACCTGAAAAAGACCGAAAAGGCATCCGGTACGGCGCAGTTCGTTTGGATGGACGGCGCAGCCCCGGCAAGTGGTCCGCGTGTGGACGCCCTGAACGGCTACCGCGCATTCGTTTCTACCCAGGTGCCCAGCAACCTGACGAAAGGCAGCGGCACCAACCTGCACGCCGTACTGTTCGGCAATTTCAACGAACTAATCGTAGGCCAATGGGCCGGCCTGGATGTTGTGGTGGATCCGTACACGTCCAGCAAGAACGCCCTGGTTACGATTGTGGTAAACTCCTGGTGGGATGCAGACGCCATTTAAGAACAAGGGGGAGGCGAGTACTCCCCCGCTAATCCAATAAAATGAAAACGAAATTTTCTGCCTTCATTTTGGCCGCCCTGATTGGCCTGGTAGCGATCGCCGCAACCAACACGACCAACGACTACCAAACGGCTACTCCTTACTATTCGTACTCGGTAACGGATACCATTACCGACGGCGAAAACGACACCATCACCATCCCGACGCGCCTCGTATCAAAGTGGACTGGCCTATACCATGTGGCCGTAACGTCGCTATCGGGTACGCTGGCAGTAGCCAACACGGTACAAGAAAGCGCATCTTATGGCTCTACCGATTGGGCACAAGTGGATACCACGTTTAGCACGTCCGCCTCTACCCTGGATAGGATGGAGCAAGAAGTGATTTACGGACCGCGTCAACGCATCGTATTGGATGGCAGCGGTACTCAAAGCACGCGGTACACGGTTCACTTCTTCGCCAAAAAGGATTGAGCGCAATGCTGAAAGTACGATTCCTGAAAAGCCCAACCGGGCGATTTGGACTGGCCTATTCCGCCGGGGACGTGGGGCTTATGCCCCCCGCCCTCGCCGGACTGGCAGTATCGGAGGGCTACGCCGTACTGATTGAAGAAAAAGCAATCGAGACGGCTGACGCCCCGCAACAATACAAAAAGGTAGAAAAGGCCGTACGGCGCAAAAAGTAACACATGGCAGGGTGGAAGGTAACAACGGCAGCAGCGGAGGCGGTATTCAGCACAAGCGACGCAAAAGCATGGCTAAAGATGGACACATCTGACGATGACGCCCTGATTGCCGGGCTTGTGGCCGCAGCTACGCAAATGGCGCAAAATTACCTTTCCCAGGCATTTGTTACGCAAACCATTACGGAGACATTCGACGCCTGGGGCGACCTTCAAACACCTTCGCAGTTACGCCTGACTATCCACCCGGTGATCAGCGTAACGTCTATTTCGTATGTGGATAGCGACGGCGCAACCCAAACGCTCGCGGCGAACCAGTACGCAGCCGACTTGTACGCAAAACGTTGCGTTATAGAACCTGCGTACAACGTAACATGGCCGACGTTACGAGAGCAGCGCAACGCCGTAACAGTAGTTTACCAAGCCGGGTACGGTGCCGCAACAGCGTTACCGGAGGACATCAAAACCGCATTGAAGTTGGTTTTGGCCGACTTGTACGAAAACCGAACCGACAGCGTAAAGCGACTACCCACCGCATCCAAATACCTACTCGACCGCATAAACTACGCCTACCTGCTATGAATAAAGATGAGAAAGTAGGCGCAATGCGGGAGAGGATTACGATTCAGGCCGTAACAGAGACGCAAAGCGGCACGGGCTACCCCGCTGAAAGTTGGGGCACGTATGCGACACGATGGGCAGCCGTAACGAATACCACAGGGAGCGAGGATGAAGAAAGCGGGCAAAAGACCGCAACGCGAAAAACGACATTCACGATACGTTACGACGTAAACGTTACGGAGAAACACCGCGTAACGTACCGCAACAACACATACGATGTTACGGCGGTAATCCATAACGCTGACAGGCGTTATACCGAACTTGAAACGCAACTAAAGAAATGATAGGCGCAGCGATATATGGGATACTAAGCACGACAAACGGCGTAACGTCTATTTGCTCGACGCGCATATACCCGGATATTGCGCCACAGAATGCCGCGTATCCATTCGCTATCTACTCCATCGAAGGTGCCGACCCGAGCGACACAAAGGACGGAGCAAGCAAGCTGGACGCGGTTACGTTCACGGTGATGAGCTTGGCGGATAGCTACGATACGGCAAATAATCTGGCAGCGGCGATCCGCACGGCATTAGATGCGAAAGCCCCTGGCACCTACTCCGGCATCGTCTTGCAGTCCATCCGTTTCTCCGATCAGCGGAGCGGCACGGTAAACGTGGACAAACATATCTACATCATAGAGCAAAGGTATAACACGAGGGTAAGTAGATGAGCATGACTATACCGCCCAAGGATATTGATGAGCTTAAACGCAACGTAAAGGCGTACATAGGCGAAATATCCACCATCAAAGAGAGGCAAAAGATACTGATAGCTGGTGCAAGGGTAGTGCGTGCCACTATAAAAAGGGGAAGTTACTTTAAAGATTCAAAAGAACCGCGCACATATTATAGCAAATTTGGAAACGTGCAAATTTTGCCAGGTAACCTGCGGAACTCTATATATGCTTTCAAGACAAGGGATGGTAACGCGGAAGTAGGCCCGAGGGTGCTAAATCCACTTGCGGGAAAATATTCTAAAATAGGAGACACGCAGAGGACAAGTAGCGGATACTACGCTGCCATCCTTTTTGGAAGCGCAAGCGCATTCAGGAGGCAGGTAACCGAAAGTGCAATGGGCGCAAGCCTGGCACGAATAGATAAAGCGATGCAATCAGCGCTAAGGCGCATACATAGAACCTGGAAAAAGAAATACGACCTATGATAGTTGAGTTCGTGGAAAACCACATGAAATATAAAAAGGGCGACAAGGTAGATGTACTGCGCACTTATGCCCGTGAACTTGTAGCGTCCGGTGTGGCGATGTACCGCAATGATATTGCAACCATTGACACGGTTATAAGCGAACCCGAAAAGACGGAAGAAACCCAGCATATCACTGTACATAACCACTACTACGAAAACGCACCCATGCCCGAAAAACTGGGCTTTTTCAAAAGGATTCTTCAAAAATTCAAAATAGCATAACATGGCAACGACAGGGATAGTCAATGGCACCAACCTCCGGTTTTACATGGAAACGGCCAAAATCGGAGAAGCTACGAGCTGCACCCTCAACCTTTCGCGGGAAACGCGGGACACGCTTACCAAAGACACGACGGGCAGCTGGGCGTCCTTCGCCCCAGGGCGAAAGTCCGGTACCTGCGATATCGAGGGGCTTGTTTCATTCAGTACCACGAACGAGCAGGTAAGCGACATTTTTACCGCCTTCGACGCTGGCACTTCTACTACTATGCGGTTTACTACCGACGTAAACGGCGATACGTATTATGAGTGCGAAGTGATTTTCACATCCATGACGCTGACGGCTGGCGTCGAGGAAAACGCAACCTACAGCGCAACCGCTACGATCATTGGGGCTGTTACCCAGGGCACTGAATCCTAAGCATGAGACCAGCAACCGCAATAGAAAGCAACGGGAAAAACTACCCTTTCTCCTTTGGCATGGCCGCCCTGGCGCGGTTTTGCGAATCGGAAGGGCTTACACTCGATGGGCTGAATCAATTAGGCGAAAACATGAGTCCCATGCGTGCCCTCGCATTGGTTCACGCCGGACTGGTTGACGGCGCACGGCGGGAAGGCAAAACATACAATGGTACCCTGGAAGATGTGGGCGACATCTTGGACGATGACCCGGATTTTCTGGAAAAGTGCATGGAGGTGGTGAACAACTCCATGCCACAAGCCAAAGCGGGAAACGGGAAAGCGGCGAACCGAAAGGCGAGCCGCTAACCCTGGACAGGCTCGAAGCAATCGCCTGCGGGCGGTTTGGCATCCCCTACCCTGATTTTTGGGCTATGACATTGCGCTCTGTATCCGCAATAATCGAAGAACGCGAAATAGCAGAGCGCGAACCCTGGGAGCGGGTGCGATGGTTGGCAACAATCACACTTCAACCACACGCGAAAAAAGGCACAACACTAAAGCCTACAGACTTGCTAAAGTTCGCCTGGGACAACGAAAAGAAGGCCACCGGAAAGGCAATGAGCGAAGAAGAACGACAGGCGATGTTCGACAAATGGGATAGGCAGATAGCGGAGGAGTACGAGGCGAAGAAGCGCGGCGAAATGCCGAAAAACAAAAAAGTAATCTGGTAACATGGCGAATCGGCTAAACGTAGAAATGAACCTGGACTTGACGCCCTTCGAAAAGGCGTTAGGTAGGCTGCAAAGCAGGTTGAGCGATTTGTCCAAACGGATGCAACAGACAGGGGAAACGCTATCCCAAAACCTCACACTCCCTATCCTGGGCGTTGGTGCCGCAGCGGTTAAGGCGTTCGGCGATATGGAGCGCCTCGAAAATGGCCTAACCGCTATCATGGGTAGCAGCGAGGCGGCAAAAGCAGAACTGGAACGTTTGCGTAAGGTAGCCGAAAATCCAGGCCTGGCACTCCCTGAAGTAGTCAAGGCATCTGCATCACTTCAATCCGTCGGATTTTCGGCCAATAATGCCAGGGCTACCATAGAGCAATTCGGCAACGCCGTGGCTCGATCGGCTGGCAACGCTGAAACCTTTGACGGCGTAATCCTTGCACTCTCGCAAATTAGCGCCGTCGGACAGGTAACACAAGAGGATTTGAACCAAATCAAAGAGCGGATACCGGAGTTTAGCCGTGTGATGCAGCAGGAGTTTGGCGTTACCACAGCGGAGGCTATCAGGGAACTTGGTATTAGTTCAGATGAATTTATTGAGCGAAGCGTAGGGGCTTTGTCGAAGCTGGAAAGGGCAAAGGGTGGCATTTCGAACGCTTTCGACAACTTCAAAGACAATGTAACCGCATCTCTGGCAGTACTCGGTGAAAGTATCGCTACCAACCTTAACCTGGAGCAAGTTCTTACCAACTTATCCAATACCCTTGCAAGGATTGTAAACGTGTTCAAAAACCTATCCCCTGCCATGCAAAAGACGGTGGTAATCTTCGCCGCTATCCTGGCAGCGATCGGGCCATTGCTTTTTATCGTAGGCAAATTAGCTGGGGCATGGGGTATCATGTTAACGGGTTTTCGTTCACTAATCAGCATAGGACCCAAAATAGCCGCTGCATGGGCTTTTATCACAGGACCCGTCGGGCTTACCATTGCCGCGATTGCCGGGCTTATCGCTATCCTGGCTATCCTCTATACGAAATTTGAGGGCGTTAGACGGGTAATCAATGGCCTGGGTATGGCCTTCATCGAAATAGCGAAGCTGGCCAAAGAATCCTTTACCGCTATCCTGGAGGGCTTTGGAAAACTTAAAGAGGGCGATTTTAAAGGCGCAGCGCAAAGTTTTGCCACCGGGCTAAAAGCCTTTAACCCGATAGAGCAAGGGCGCGTAGCTGCATTGGGATTTGCGAAAGGATTTGAGGATACCACGGATTATCTTACCCCGGCAATAGAAGGCATAAAAAAGAAGGTAAAAGAGGCACAGGCGTCTTTTGGCCTAACGACTTTCACGCCAACAACGCCAAGAGGCAGGCCGCCGGGTGGAGGCGGCACGAGCGTGGAGTCAATCACCAGGACGGCACCAATAGCCGAATTTGGGGCATTGCCGACGCTTAACCTTTTGCCTACGCAATTAGAAAGCGTATCGGCAGCCAACGAGCGGCTGGCAGAAACAAACAAGGCAGTAGCGGATTCATTTCAAAAGATAACGCCGGAGGTAAAATCCGTATCTGACTACCTTACGCCGCTTCAAAAC